TGTGATTCAGGGTTAGGAATTTCAGCATATAGGTATAATGCCTCTGATGAGGATGTGCATAATATCTCCCTTAATACCGTAAGTTTAGGAGTATATCTATCGTAGTTACATAGATAGAGGATTCCTCTTGTTTCTATAGGAATATCTGTTCCTAATATGGTTTTTAATTCATTCATTTGTTTATTTTATTAATTGTTTAACTAAATAATTAGCCTCACATTGTGTCATTTCACCAGGATCTCCTGTTATTTTAATGGCAAATGCATCAATGTTTCTAAATTTTAGATCAGCTACTAATTTATTTGCCTGTATTTTAGCCTGTTTTTCTTCACTTGTCGCACTTTGACCGTCAAAACAAACAATAACACGTTTAAATAATGTAGCCATCAGTCGTACCTGTTTAATAGAGTATTCAATACCTGATGTAGAAAAAGCATGTTTACCTAATCTCCAAACATCCATGTATCCTTCAACACAAATACCAGTTGAGGATTTCCAGCAATCCTCATGTCCATATAAAATGTCCTTATGTGAGATAATTTCAAATTGTTTTGGACATGCTTGGTATTTATTAATTGCCTTGTCCGTTATGTCTCGGGCGTCAAAAGAAACTATTTGATCACTCCACATAATTGGAATGATGATTCGGTGTTTGTAATTTAGTTTATCAAGCATCGCAATAGGTCCCGTCCCAAGTAATTTCCATTCTTGTTCTAAATAATCAGGATCAAATTTTCGTTTTTCTAAATAATGTTTATGATTCCATAATAATTCGGAGGTGTTGCTGGGCAGTTTAAATTCCTTTTTATTTATTACTTTTTCTTCCTTTGTTCGATAAGATTTACCACCATATTGCTTTATAATTTCTTTAGCCTGTTCTGTGTTTACATTAAGCAGTTTGGAAATAGTCTTATCGGTAGGATGCCATCCGCAACGCCAACAATTAAAATGATTAGTAGATAAATCATAACCAAGATGAGGACCGGGATTGCCCGTACAAAAAGGACAGTCTACATTGACCCATCCCGGCCTACAATATTTATATCCCTCCGTGTGCAGAGGGATATTAAAATCGTTGAGAAGTTGAACAATGTTCATTTTACATAGGTTGTAATTGATTTACTAGGCCGATAAATGAAACATTTTTACGTTTTTGAACATCCCAAGTTTCATAAACCCAAAATCCACGTTTACGAGTTTTTATCCATTTTTGTCTTTTTAAATGTTTCCTAAATTCTGGAAAGGACATGTTTTCCGGACGGGCATTTAAAATTAAGTTGGAACGGAAAATTTCAACTTCCTTAACGGTTTTTACAGGTTGAATTTTTATTGGTTCCTTTTCTGCAACAGTGGTAAACAAATCGGTAATCCATAGCCAAATCATCTTAATTACATTTTTCATGATAATAAAATTTAGTTATTAATATAATCGTTCATTAATTCCTCAAATAAATTTGTAGATTCTGCCTTTGTTCCATTTATAACGGTGGAAATTGTTTTTCTTTTTTCGTCCAGTAATTTACCAATTCGTTCCTCAATTGTATTAATGGACATCATGTAATATACTATTACCGCAAATTTTTGGGTAATCCTATGTATTCGATCAATTACCTGATCTAATTTACCAGGTGTCCATGGAAATTCAATTACTACAATATTATAGGCGGCAGTAAGAGTTATCCCTACACCACCTGCCGAAGAAATTACCATTAATTTAACATCCTTACTTTTTTGAAATTTACTAATATTTTCCTGCCTTTTTTCTGATTTAACAGAGCCGTCTATTTTCCTTGCAATTTTGGAATATCTTTGCATCAATTGGTCGATAATAAATTTATGATGGGCAAAAACTACCAATTTATCATTTGATTCTAAAAAATTATCAATCCATTCAAAAACTTGTTTCATTTTTCCTTGCACTGCCAATTGTTTTAACACGTTCATTTGTGTTAATATTTCAGCCGCTGAAACACGTTCCACTTTATCTTCGATATGTTTATTCCTTGCTGCCTCAATTGCCAGTGTAGGCTCTATATTGATGTTGTATTTTTTAGTAAAGCTTTCTATACTTTCAATAATATTTTCAATTGCATGTTGATCCTCATCAAATTTAGCTCCTGTTGATTTCCGAATAAATTCAATAAAATTATTTTCAGCAAAACGGTATTCCTTTTCGTTATCTATTTCAAGAGGAACAAAGGTATATGATTTATTTGGAAGTTCTGGGAGTACATCTTGCTTTAGGCGTCTAATCATTATGGTTGAAACAAGACGGGAATGGAGTTCCTTGGAGTTAGAAGCCCCGCTAAAATCCCAACTAAATCCATTATGTTTGCCGTCACAATAGGTTCGGCCAAATGTAAGCCAATCGGGGCAATTTTTAGGATCAAGTAACATCCAAGCGTTATATATTTCACTTGTTCGGTTTTCAATTGGTGTTCCTGATATAAGGACTATATTTTTAGATTTATTTGCTATTTTTTTTGTGTGAAAAGTTTGTTTGGCTGAATTGTTTTTTATGTTCTGACATTCGTCCACAATCACTACCGCGGCATTCATCTGTTTTAATTGTTTCCTCCAGTGATAAACGATATTATAATTAATAACAACTATATCCCCTGTAATTTCTTCGGGTGTTTGTGTAGATAGTATTTGGACATTTGGAGAAGGTGTCATCCATTTTTTGCATTCTCGTTTCCAATTCAGTTTAACACAATTAGGACAAATAACAATAACAGGACGTATTTCAGGATGTAATTGTAGCCAAGCAATACTTTCTATCGTTTTACCAAGTCCTTGATCGTCTGCAAGCAGTGCACCGCGGCCGTTTAATTTTTTATAGTGATCAATTAGTGAAACCCCTGTATTTTGAAAAGGTCTTAACGTTCCGTTTAACCCTGGAATTTCAATTTGTTTTGCGTTTCTTCGTTCTGTGTATTTTACAAGATAGTTTGTTAGATTGTCACTGAGTTTATAATGCCAATTTTGTAATATGTTAATATATTCAATAGACAGAGGTACTTCCCAATGCTGTTTTGCTTTGTTGTAGGTACGAATAGGAAGGGTTTTGATTTGTTCAATGTTTTTAAAATCGAAAGGGAATCGGCATTTAATTATCCGATTCCCTTGTTGATTAATTCCAATTGCAGCCGTTTTAAAAACTGTACGGTGATAAATTTTAGTTTGCATAAACCTCAACTTTTTCGATAAATGTAAGGTATTGATTACAATATTCTGAATTATTATGTACTGCAATTACCTCTTTCTTAAACTCCTCTAAACTACCTTTAAAACAACCGCAAACTACTTGCACATCTTCTTTTCCAGTCCAATACACAGTGGTTTGCCTCTGCCTAGAGCCTATCCGCGGTGAAACAATACGTTGCGGATTTTCTTTATAACCACTGCAATCACTGCAACTACTGCAATTACTGCAATACCTGCAATCACTGCAACTACTGCAATCCCTGCAACTACTGCAACTACTGCAATAACTGCAATACCTGCAATACCTGCAATCACTGCAATTACTGCAATTACTGCAATACCTGCAATCACTGCAATCCCTGCAACCAATTAATGTTTTACTTTTTGCAGTTGCTGTTTCCAGCGTTTCCACCTCTGTACTCCACTTGTTATTGTTTTCATCTACGTAAAAACCATCAATTTTTTTCATTTGTTTTTATTTTTTAGTTTATAATATCGTTCAGTAAATCTTTTCCTTTCTTTATTTGCTACGATATAAAAAGGAAGATTGTCTCCGACTATAAAAGGTTGATCACGGAGAGGATAGGCTGGCTGAAACAGGCTTTTGGCTGTTTCCTCGGATATTTCAATCTGTTTAGTTAATCGAATTTCAAAAAATCGGACAGAATTATTAACTAAACATGCATGTATTTCTACATTATCAAAATTATTCACCCACCGATAAGCCATGTTAGGTTTGGCAATTGCTAGTGTTCTCATAGATTAGAATTTATATAGATTACACAATCATTAATCAATGCATCATATGGAAAAAATACTTCAATACAATCAATTTTATTGCAATCCTCCGATAATGTAAGCATTAAATTATTTTCACAACAGAATTCCAAAAGTAGCATACTGGCTTCTGACATTTTTGGGATAAATATTTTATCTTTATTTTTTCCAATAATTTTTACTTTTATATTATAATTGTTCATATTAATCAATTTTAGACATTATAAATTCGTAGCATAAATCCATAAAACGGACGGCATCTTCACAAGATAAACTGATTAAGGCTTCCTTTTTCACGGCATCTCGTCCAACTTTACCTTCCATAGAAACAAAGGCTTCATAGAATTTAGTAACAAACGGACTAATCCAAACATTCCAACCTTCTTTATAATCCCCTACTAAAAAGATAAAAAGTTCAGCCTGTTGAATAACATCCTCATTCTGATTACAAACGATTAAACCGCCATCAGCATCGATTTCCTCGCTAATAAAAATAAATTTATACGGGAGGAATAAAGTATGAGTTAATTTTGTACCTTTTTTAGTTCTTAAAAGGTTAAATGCAAAATCTCTGGTCATAACATTAAAATTTAATTGGTTATACCTAGGAAACCCCGGCACTATACAGAACCGGGGTATTTTCAAAACCAATTAACCATTTTTAATTACTCTATTTAGGGCAGATTTTACTCATGTGGTAAAGCTTTCAGAAGTCAGTAACCACTAGCCCGCATAATACACCTCCTTTTTAGTTGTTATAAACTAGTTTTGCTTATAAATTAATTAACTCTCAGTACTGACAAAACCTCATAACCCGAAGATTATGAGGTAAGAAAAAATGGATAGCTTCACAGTGTATCCATTGAGCAACCAATTAACAAATAAATCACCTATGAAAAAATTGCTTATTTCTTTACACGTGTTTCGGCAATATACATATAGATTTGAACACGTGCCGAAATGAATGTTTTATCTGTAATATTCTTTTTCGTTTTGTACGCCTCGGTAAAAGCCTTCATGATTGTGTCCTCTTTTGCCTTTGCATTATATAGACGAATTGCAAGGTTCTCCATCGATTCTGTTTTTGCTGTCTGGTCTGTCTTTGCTGAAACAACCGGTTTTTTATCGGTTTTAGCTGGTTTAACGGCTTCTTTTTCTTCTTTGACAATAGTTATTAGCTTCTTTTTTGCAGGTGTTTTTTCAATTGCTGTGGCAGGCTTTGCAGATTCTGGAAAAGGTTTTCCGTATTTTAAATTTGCTTTTTCAGCTATTTTGGAAGTCTGAGGAATTGTGTTTGTTATTTTCGTTTCTTTTACAGCCTTCCACTTGTTTGCTCTCAAATCAGACAAATTTTTAAGATATAATTTTTGTTTGTCTACAGACAATTTCATAAACTTTCCAAGCTCTGTTGCAAGTGCATCGGCGTTGGAGATGGCTGGGTTTGATTTGTGAAGGTTTTTGAAAATACGAACATTATTGGTGTCTAGTTCGTTGATACTTTCAATTGTAGTTTTACCGTTTAAAACTTTCTTTGTTTTTGCAGCGGCTTTAATGTTCTTTTTCATTGTGGAATCTAATGTTTTCATGATTTTTATATTTAGTTTGAATTTTTAAAATTGTATTATGATTTGATAATCGTTTTTACAAGTATATACTATTGCATAATTAGGCAATGCAGGGGCTTTACTTAGATAATTAACCCTAATTTGAATGGATGTACAAATGTTGTGTTTAAATATATAAATAACTTGACCGTAAAGCTCAAAATAATTTAACATTAGGGAATCTGCCCGTCCGATTACGTAATTTGGCAGCCCTCCTTTTAAGGATTTTAAGGCAATCTGATCTTTGCCTATACTTTGCTCAATTTGTCCGAATGATATTATACAGAACATAAGAGCCACGACAGTCATACATATTGTTTTCATGATCGTTGGTTTTTAAGATTTTATTAAATGATAAGCTATTAATAGTTTACTTTCTTCTAACTCTCTTTTAAAATTTGAGAGTTTATTTTCCATAATTTTAATGACATACATTTGATGTTCAATCTGTCTGTTTGTTTCTTCAATTTGTTTTTTGATTTCTGCTTCCATGATTTCGGTATTTACGTTATTATTTAAAATCTGACCAATTTGTGTCAAAATTATAATCGTTTTTTAACTCTCTGCTTGCCTCAAGATCCGCAGCAATTTCTATAAATTCGTCGAATGCAATAGTTTTGGAAATTTCGTTTCTTTTTGCATAATCATCTATTCGTTTATCAATAGATTCAGTAGTGGTTTTAAATGTTCTACATGCATTAGCATATGTTAATACCATGTAAAAACGAGGTCTTGGTTGAATTTCAATTATTATCATGATTGTATGTTTTAAAATGTTAATATCTTTCTAAATTACTCATAAAATTTGTCCAACAGGGAGCATGGGAAGTATTTTACAAGTTTTGCAGTCTTTCAGTTGAACTTGGTTGCTAATCGAATAGCGTACGCATTAAACATTTGTTAATTGATTACTTTGCTTAATCGTCCAAGTTATAGTGTATCAGCGATATGGCGGATTGTGAATTGCCGAACAGGTTTAGGACTTACGGATGCCTAAGCGGAGAGACTAGCACAACTGTGGCAGTCATTTATGAATCTTGGTCTCTCGGTTCACTGATTTTCAGAATGTCAAAAAACGTGTGCGCCAGTTGCGCGGAAGTGTGTGTTTCAATTATGATGTAAATGTACGGTAAGAAACCACACACTCCAAATCTGAATATCAGATAGTTAAGGCATAAAATTTAGTGGTAACTTATTGTTTACCACGCATTTAACCTCTTTTAAAATTTATTTTAAAGAAAGTTTAAAAAAATTGAATTTCCTAGAAAACACTAGAGGTCTAGTCTCCTAGAGTTTGGCAAGAAAATTTAATGAATGTTTAGAAAAGACATTTGGAAGTATCAAATAATACTTTATAATTTTAGTCTTTCAAAATTTGAAAATTAAAATTTACTATCAATGATCAGAACTAAATTTCCAGCAAAACAACAAAGCAGATCCACATATTTTCCTTACTATAAAAAAAATCATTCTGCAAAGAGTGTTCCAGTTAAGTGGAATCCCTTGTATCTCTCAATACTTGAAAAACTATTTGAAAAAGGATGCACACAGCGGGAAATATCAGAAATATTGAATATAAGCAAGGATACTATTTCATATTGGTTAAGATCAAAGGACTCAGTAAAACAGGCACAAATACGCGGCGAAAAAGAAATGATCGAAAAAGTAAAACGATCCTATTATGAATTGGCAATAGGATATGAACATCCCGACACCGTTATACTAACAAATAGAGTAACAAAATATGATAAAGAGGGAAAACCCCTGTACTCATATACCAAACCCCTGAAAGTTCCCATAATAAAACATTATCCTCCCAATGCATACGCCTGTCATAAAATTCTGACAATAAAAGATCGGGAAAATTGGATGGACGTACAAAAAATAGAAAATCAATTGCAAATAAACATTCAAAACAATATAGATTTATCTGATTTTTCCGATGTAGAACTGGAAGCCCTCGAAAAAGTAGGAATAAAACAGTTGGCAATAAATGCATTGGAAAACCATAATAATTAAAAACAGAGAATGAACGACACCCTTCCCATATTAGATAATAACGTACTGATAAAAGAAACTCTGTCCAATAAAAAAGATAGGGCCTTTAAAGCGTTATTAACTCCAATGCAAATACGGAGGGAAATAAATAACCGTTCACTGCATAAATTCTTAATATATTTCTGGCCTGTAATATCCAACCAAGCTTACCAAGACAATTGGCATGTGGAAATACTTTGTAAAGAATTAGAAGAAATTGCATATAGAGTAGGAAATAGACAACCAAAACTACATGATCTGATAATAAATATACCTCCAGGAACAACAAAAACAATAATATGTAGTATAGTATTCCCCGTATGGTGTTGGACGAAATGGTATTGGATGAGATTTATAACAGTATCCTATAGTAGTGCATTATCGTTAGAGAGTGCGGAATATTCCCGTGACCTAGTAAAATCGGAACAGTTTAAGGCTGTATATCCGGAGCTGGACATCAAGCTAGATAAGGATACCAAATCTAACTTCAAAGTTGTAAAAAAGGAAATTGGTAGAATAGGATTTATGCCTCGTCAGTTAAATGGTGGTAATAGATATTCAACTTCCGTTGGTGGAACACTGACAGGATTCCATGCAGATATATTAATTTGGGATGACCCATTGAATCCTCAAGAGGCGGTAAGTGCAAAGGAATTGGAAAATACAAATAGGTGGATAGATCAAACCCTCCCGACTCGTAAAACTGATAAACGTATTTCCACTACAATTGGAATAATGCAGCGATTAAATCAAGATGACCCCACAGGACACATCCTCGCTAAAAAGAAAAAGAATGTCCGCCATATATGTCTCCCCGGTGAAATAGAAAACTACAAGGAACAAGTATATCCACCCGAGCTTGCAAAATATTATGTAAATAATCTCCTAGACCCAGGACGAATGGATTGGGGAGTATTAAAGGATTTAGAGGCTGATTTAGGACAATATGGTTATGCTGGTCAAATAGGACAAAATCCAACCCCTCCAGGCGGGGCAATGTTTCAGGTAGATCACTTCCAAATAATAGATCATCTGCCAGCATCCGTGAATACACAATCAGTAGCAAGATATTGGGACAAGGCAGGCAGTCAAGGTAAAGGCTGTTTTACGGCTGGTGTAAAGATTATGAAACTGTTTACAGGAAAATATATAGTATTAGATTGCAAACGGGGACAATGGGGTACACACGAAAGGGAACGTATTATAAGGGAGACAGCGGAAGCAGATGGACAGGAAGTTACTCAATATTTGGAACAAGAAGGAGGAAGCGGGGGTAAGGAAAGTGCTGAAAGTACGGTTATTAATTTAGCTGGATATGTTTGCTTACTTGACCACCCTACGGGAGATAAAGTATTCCGTGCTGATCCTTTCAGTGTGCAAGTAAATAATGGTAACGTTATGTTACTACGAGGAGACTGGAATAAGGATTTTATTGATGAATACCGTTTCTTTCCATTTGGTAAACTAAAGGATCAAGTGGATGCAGGTAGTGCATGTTTTAATAAATTAGCAGGTAAACGTTTAGCGGGGAGGGTAACATAATATGGAATGTAGTATTTTACCATTTACTAAGGCTCAATTTGAACATCAATGTAATATTGAAGGAGAATTAACATATAACAGAATAAAAGAAATGGAAGAAGAAAACAAAATACACGGTAAAGTTAAATTTTTCAATAAAGAAAAAGGATATGGTTTTGTTAAATCAGGTGTGGATGAATACTTTTTCCATAAATCTAAATGTTTATCTGATAATATAGAGAATGACAGCCCGGTTTCCTTCGAAATAACATTCACAGCGAGAGGAACGCAAGCAATTAATATAAAACTACTATGAATCCAAAAATATTTAATGTAGAGGCAGATAATGTAGACTTGGAATTTACGCAAGGAGACACAATTGATTTGTCTTTTTCTGTTAAAAAGAATAATGTGGTTTACGATATGTCAGGAATGACTATTAATATGACAGTAAGAACAAAGGATATTAATAATACAATTATTAGGACATTAAGTTCTGATGGGACATCCCCTGCAATAAGTATTTCCACTTCTACCTTGCATTTAGTTTCATTAGGTTTTACTGAATCTGGAAAATACCAATATGATATACAGGTAGAGGATTTATCAGATGAGATATTAACAATTGTAAGAGGTAATTTAATAGTGGTAAAGGAACAAACGGTATGAAAAGGGGATTTACAATAACATATTTGAATCCTAAACGATTTAAAATAGGATTTATCCAACGTTCCGTGACTCCTATTGTTGTTACAGATTTAATATTTAATAGTCCAAATAATACTTATTATCAAATATTGATAGATAATGATGGAAATATGTATACTATCGTTACATCAATTGCAGGTGTCAATTATTTAGTTATGTACAGTGCAAACGGTGCTGGTTTTAAATTAATGGTAGATAATGAGGGTAATATATATCAACCCAATGAAGTAGTAACTGAAAGCGGGGTTTTATATAAATTATTGAGAGCTCCTAATGGTGATAATTACTCCCTGACCATATCTAATGATGGAAATTTAATACAAACTAAAATATGAGAAAACAAATTTTATTTATATTATTTATATTTTGTAGTCTATATGGACAATCACAAAATTATGTATTGTATAGACGAGATACATTAAATGGAGGGGGCATTGATAAAATAGCCACCGTAAAATTGGTAATGGATCATTCTTTTCCAGGCTTTGGACTAACTAGTACAACAGCCGCATATGGTAATCATAACCATTCTGGAATTTATGAGCCTGTTTTGGGCAACCCAGGAACTACGGGGTAT